GCCTTGACATGCAGAGACTCCCTACCCGCTTTATGCCGCGCGCCGAGCAACCTTAAAGCTAGACCAGTAACCACCTGAGTAATCACGAAGATACTTAAGTAGTCCTGGAAGATTCTGACTCCCCAAATTACGCAACGAGGATCTTCTGAGTTTTGGATAATCGGCGAGAAATTGTTCTACATTTAAGAATTTCATGACCCCAATCCTATATGCAAGCACATATGACCAGAGCACTTCCTCCTCATGTACGTCACCCTTATGGTATACCCTTTCCCTCTCAGGGTAAAGCAACTTCGCAATAATCTCATGAGGCTCACGGTACCGTCCTTCGGGCCACCATTCACAACTAAGGAAGGTAGGCGGTTCATACACATGTCCTACTCTCGTCTTATCTGCATTCACGGTCATCCCGAAATTCTTCGCCAGATATGTCGATAAATCATCCACATCTATTGTTTCTTTCGAGTAGATAAGGTTATCATCCCCCATAACGATCATCTGGCCACGAATGCCTTTAGACCGCATATAGGTTCTAATAACCAACATGTTTGCAATGGAATCAACGATCTGAGTAAACATGCTCCCGCTAGGAACACCTCTAACCGAATGAATGATCTCCTCTCCAAAGATAAAATCTTTCTCGATGAAATCATGCTCAATCAAATTGAATATCTCCTCCTCTCTCTCTGTGAGGTCAGAGAATGAAGATTTGATAATGTCAAAGACATCATGGATTAACCAGGCGCTGATGCTTTGGTCAAATGACGAGTAATCTAAAGACACCCATTCATTAAACCTCGACTTCATTCCTGTGATTATATTAGACACGCCTTTATCCAAATCCTTTCCGCCCGCATACCAAGGGCATGTAGCTAGAAAATCCTGGAATGGCTTCGCAAAGACTAGCTCTGCTATGATTACCATAAGATCAACCATTGATACCATTCGTGTCTTGTGATCACAGTCTCCTGTGAAAGATCCATCTTCCTCAAACGCATGGCCGTTACCCTGTGTGCGAACGGCAGGAAGTATGGGCTTTCCAAATGTTCCATCATTGACAGCATCTTCAACTTCTTGAGTCCACCGTGCGTAAATATCTTCCAAATTCTCCCCTTTCTCCTTCATACCCGTAAGGATATAAGTGAAGCCGGCATGGGTATCCTGTTTTGGAAGAGCTTCTACAATATCATCGTCGTTATGATACTGTAATGGTCTGAGTTTCCTACT